GCAGAAATCCAATCCCTCCGCGCCCGAGTGGCGGCACTGGAGGCCGCCTAAAAATGGAGTACACCGGACCTGAGCGCCGCCAAGCAGCTCTGACTGAAGACAAGGTGGCGCTGATGATTCAAGAAGCTGTCAGCAAAGCCCTAATCAGTCATGAACAGCACTTGGTGGCGCACATGGACCGGCAGTTTGCTGATTTGCGGCGCACGTTTTCTGACGCTTTCCCTAGCGGTGACCCTCACGGCCATCGCATCGCGCATGAGAAGGCGATCCGCAACGCTGGCTGGTGGGACAAGATCAAGAGCGAGGCGGCAAGCAAGACCATCACGGCAGGGCTGTGGGTCACGATGGCATTCATCGCTGCGGCTATCTGGGAACACATCAAGTCTGAAGCCAAGAGATGAACTTCGACACTGCCTTTACCAAGGTGCTGGGCCATGAAGGTGGCTTTAGCGATCACCCTGATGATCCTGGCGGTAAGACCCGCTTTGGCGTCACAGAAGCCGTTGCCCGCCGCGTTGGCTACAAGGGCGAGATGCGGGAGCTTCCTCTAGACCTCGCCAAGCAAATCTATAAGCGCGACTACTGGGATGCGGTCAAGGCTGACCAGCTGCCCGCAGGCGTGCGCTATGCCGTCTTTGACGCGGCGGTCAACTCAGGCGTTGGTCAGGCTACCAAGTGGCTGCAGCGGGCGCTGGGGGTTAGGGACGATGGAGTGATTGGGCCTGCCACGCTGGCAGCGGCCAATGCTCAAAACGCGGACGCGCTGCGCATGAGAGTGCTGGCGCAGCGGCTGCGGTTCATGGCGAGCCTGCCTAACTGGCCCGCCTTCAGCCGGGGCTGGTCCCGGCGCATTGCTGACTTGATGGAAGTCTGATCATGAACCCGTTGATCCTTGGCCCGCTTCTGGAGGTTGGCAAGACCATTCTGGACCGCTTTGTGCCTGACCCTGCCAAGAAGGCAGAGGCCGAGATGGAACTGCTCAGGATGGCCGCAGACGGCGAACTGAAGCAGGTTGTGGCTCAGTTGGAGATTAATGCCAGGGAAGCCCAGCACGCATCGATCTTTGTGGCTGGCTGGCGCCCTGCGTTTGGATGGTGCGGTGCAGCAGGGTTTGTGTACGCCACCATCCTGCAGCCTGTACTGGCTTGGGTGGCGGCCATCAAGGGATGGCCTATGCCCCCGGCGCTTAACCTTGACTTGATGTGGGTTGTGATCACCGGCATGCTTGGCATCGGTGGCCTTCGCAGCATTGAGAAGGTCAAAGGCGCTGCAAGGTAATTGGGCACAAAAATGGCACAACGGTTCTGCAGCAATTCGTAAGTCCTTGATCGGAGAGGTGGCCGAGTGGTCGAAGGCGCTGGACTGGAATTAAGGCCACGCGGCGAAAACTCTAAGAAAATCAATGCGCCGCTGAACTGCGTTTTGTGCCATTGCGGCAAAATGCGGCACACATTTGGCACAAGGAATTGCCATGAATGAAGCCATCATTGAGGCCCTTCGCAAGAGGGGCAAAGGCGTTGCCGATGCGTACATGGAGTACGTTGGTAATCCTGCACGCCAGCTAGTTGGTGGAGGCGTTCGCGGGTACTTTGGCTTAGACGCGCCGGAGTACGCGGACGCGATTGGCATGGACGCTTACCGCAATGCTGCCGCTGCTAGTAACGTTCCTGGCGTCGGCGCTCCTGCGGGCGCGTTTAAGGCTATGGCGGCGGCTCCGCTGATCGCCAAGGCGCTACGCGCTGCGCCGCGTGATGAAGCGTTAGAGACCGCTAGGAAGAACGCGGTCAAGATGCTTGGACTTCCTGAGAACAACACTCCGATGGATCGCGCTAAGGCGATGGGGTTTGACAGTGACGCTTTCCACGCAACTACCAAAGATTTTTCAGCGTTTGATCCAAGCAAATCATCGTCCGCTGCTGCATTTGGCCCCGGTGTGTATGTGACTTATGACCCTGCAAAGGTAAGTGGATGGTCAAAAAGCTCAGAGGGCGCGAACGTCATGCCTTTGGTAGTGCGCCGTGATGATATCTTGCCAACTCAACTGAACGAAAAGGACGCAGAAAAGCTGTCAAAGTTTTTGGGCAGGGCAATTAGCAAAGAAAACCCACCGCCGCTATTAAGTTTAGAACGTAGAGGCGGCACCGTATCAGAAGGCGCAAAAGCAGCTGGTTTTACAGGCGTTGATCATTACGGGCCTGGAGGACATGGGTTAAACACCGTCTATACAGACCCGTCTCGTATCCGTTCCCGCTTTGCCGCGTTCGATCCAGCCAGGGTGAACGAGAACGATCTGCTAGGCCGCGCAGATCCGAAGTTGCTCGCCGCGCTGGCCGCTGGTACAACTACCGCAGCGACGGTGAGCGCCTTACGCAACAAGAGCGAAGAAGAGAAAAAGAAGAAGCGCGAAGAGAAGTGAGTGGACTTCAATGGCACAAAAATGGCACATTGTGTCCATCGCTCACGCGCAAGTCATTGATTGGAGAGGTGGCCGAGAGGCTCAAGGCGCTGGACTGGAATTCGGTAAGTCTCTGATCTTCAAAGAAAAACCCCGGCGCTAAGGCCGGGGTGAAGATCAGAGGAGAGCGGGCATGGCTTCCCGCGTCACGATTCTGGCACAAGTTCTACAGGCTCACGGCTTCAGCCGCTGCCGCCAAGTGCGACGGCGCAAACGTGACGTATCGCTCCACCATCGAGTAGGACTGCCAGCCGCCCAACTCCTGCAGCACCTGGGCGGGAGTGCCTGCCATAGCGTGCCAAGACGCCCAAGTGTGGCGCAGGTCATGGAACCGGAAGTCTGTGATGCCTGCGCGTTCACACGCACGCTTCCACGCGGCCTCAGTGATGGAAGACAAGCTAAACACCTTGCCTTCGCGGTGAGGCATGGCTTGAAGCAAGAACTTGGCATTAGAGTTCAGCGGCACAATGATCTTGCGCTTGCCCTTGGCTTCCTCGGCAGCGACAACCACGGTGCCCGCCTCAAGGTTCACAGCGCCCCAACGCAGGTTCAGCACGTTGGCCTTGCGCAGGCCCGTCAGCAAGGCAAACCGCACCGCAGGGCGGTAATGCTCTGGCAGTTCGGCAATCAGCTTGTCTGCCTGCTCCCGCGTAATGAACGTCTTGCGCTCATTGTTCTCCTGCTCGGCCTTGATGATAGGCGCCTTGTCGATCCACTCCCACTCACGCTCTGCAATGCGCAGGATGGCCCTGAGCAAGGCGCGGTAACGGTTGCGGGTGGCTGGGGCAGCGCCCTGCGTGTGGCGCTCAACAATCGAGCGCGTGACGTTGGCGAGCTTCATGCTGCCAATCTTGGGACGCAGGATTTCGATGCGCAGGCGGTCAGTTTCGATGCTGCGCTTGTGGCTTTTTTCCAACAGCCAGCGGTCAAAGGCCTCGCCCAGGGTCTTGTTGGGCTTCTCCTTCAGCACGTTGACGCGCCAGAGTTCGCCTCTGCGGATGTCATGCGCCTTCTGGGCCTCGCGCTTGTCGGACGTCTTGAGCGATTCGCGGATGCGCTGCCCGTTGATCTGGACGTCAAGCCACCAAGTATCGCCACGCAGTTTGATTGCCATCGTTGTGCCTCGTTGTGGGTTTGAGTGGTGACATCATCGCATCAGCGTGAGGATTCCGCAATGCCCCATTGTGCGATAAGCGCAGAAGACGAAACGATGTATTTGTTTTGGCTTCTGTCAAAAAACAAGATGCCAAGCTCCATTAACGGCTTTACGCACTTTAGTAGCGAAGCATGAGCCATGTTGTGCTCGCTAATGCTTGAGCAAACGTGCAGATTTTCGATCCTGTTGTCGTCTTCGACGCAATTGATGTGATGGACAACCTCAGACAACAGAAGATGCCGGCCAATTTGCTCCTCAACTCTCAGTCTGTGCTGCGGGACAAACCCTTTCCTGGCAGCAGGGTGGCTGCATGCTTTTTCCAAGACATGCCCAATACCTTTACCTCGCTTGCGCCTGACGATGCCATCAGGCTTTTCACGCACTTGAAGTAGGCATTTTGGGGAGCAGAACGCAACAGAAGAACGCGCCGCATTCGACTTGTTTTGCAGCATCTCTTTGCCGCATGCGGCGCAAGACTTCAGCATGTAGTAATGATTTGCCTGCTTCCCACTGCCTTCGTAAAAAAACGGCTTTCTAAACAAGCCTCCGCCTTTTTCTATGTAGCCTGGGAACACATCGCTATAACGCTCATTCGCGCCAAGGCGGGTGCCTTTATGCGCCGGCATGCCTGTACCCCCATGCGCCAATCAGCGCGCTCTCTGCGCGTCCTTCGTCCTTTGCTCGCTTGAACTCGCCGGCTTTGTCGGGCCACATAGAAATTGCCTTGGCCCTGCTGCCGTCCTTGCTTGAATTGAGCCCCATGTCTCGCTTCCACTTTGCTGGCGTCACCAACACCAGCGGAATGTTGAATGCGGCAAGCACACCCTTGACAACGCCAAACCCTTCGCCAAAGGCGAATGCGCTTGAGACGCCCATTTGCGGGCTGGAAGACACCGCCTCCATGTAAGCGCACTTAGCCCCATCCCAGCAGCCGATTTCATGCGCCAGAAGCTCGGGGCTGATGCGCGTCTTAGTTGACTTGCCCACCTTTATCTCGACGGTTGGCATGTCCCAAACCTCAACCAGACGACCGTCTGAATCAATGATAGCGACCGCGCCCTTAAGTCCAGGGTCTACGCCGATGGTGTAATCGGTCATACGACCTCAGACCAATCAGTCGCAAGCATCTCATCCCATGTGGGCACCCAGGCAACGTCTCTGTCCCTGTGCCACATATAGAAGCCCTTGTCCTTAAGCCTGATGAACGCCTCGCCCCAGTCTCTGCGGCGCACGCGCTCGCCGCGCCTGAGAGCATCAAGCGCAAGGCCAAAGTCAATCTCTCCAGTGGTTGCGTTGTAACGCGCCATGATTCCTCCTTACAGATGTTGAGCGAGTTGAAAGACAGATGTGGGTGCTTGATTGGGCAGCAGCTTTGCTTGGCGCTTACGCTCGCGCCATGTCTGGCAGCGTTCCTTGTCGCTGATCACGGGCGGCTTCTTGGCATCGCGCTTATCGCCTAGAGCGTACACAGCCCGCAGGTACTTGCGGCCCACGCCTTCGCGGGTCCATGAGTAAACATAGACCTGCTTCTTGCGCACCTTGATGCGTAGTCCTGAGATGACTGAACCCACGTTGTTGTAGGGCACGCTGGGGAAGAACAAAGCCACTTCGTGCATTGTCAGCGGGCCACACTCGCGCAGGACGCTGCGGACGTTCTCGTAGGTGAGTTTCATTGTTGTGAGGTAACCCGCCCGCACACTCGGCACTTGATGGCGGCGTACAGGGGCTGGTTGCAGTGGTCGCAGCCCTGCTGAACCGGCGCTGCCAGCGCGGCGCGGAGGGCGTCTACACGCTCATCAAACCAATCCGACGTGTTTCCGTATTTTTGCACCTCCTCCAACGCCTCCAGCGCCTGCTGGGCGGCGGTTCTCAGGTCAGTCATTCCTGCCCCCTTGCGCGGATGGCTGCTGCGTCCTCAAGCGCCTTGATGTGCGCGTTGATCTTCTCAATCTCTGGCGCGTTTGATTCTTTGATGCGTTCACGCTCGGCAGCGGCGACAAGGGCGGCAAACGGCGCAAGCATCTCAACAAGCCTGTCATCCCAGCGTTCTTTGTCTTCGTCTACCAATCGTGCATTAGTGATGCCGGTGCAATGTCCTTCGCTGTCGTAGAAGTGATAAAGCCCAGCTTCCTGCGCCATGCGGATGATGTCTTCTTTACTCATTACTGCTGCCCCCTATCCCATGCGCCCGCTCGATGGCGCGGGCAACTTCCACTGGACTGATCTGCGCGAACCCAAGCGAAGCGCAGATGATGCCAATCTCCTCCTCCGTCAGCGGCTTGCGCTGGGGTGGGGCGGTGAAGAGTGGAAACACATCGGAGTCATGCCTGAACTCTGCGTCTACGACATTGCGCCCGTCGTGGTAACAAAACGGCTCCTGCACCGGCTCTGCCAGCGCGGCCTCCAAAATTTCCATCCACCCTCGCAGGCTTTCGGTGGTGCCATATAGCTTCCACACTTCAACGACGTTCTGAGCGGCTTCGCGTAGGGTGGTCATGGCTTGAACGCCTGCAGCGCCTGCAGCGCCTGCAGAGTCTTGGTCACGCGGGCTTTGCGCTCGCGCACAACAGGTAGATCGCGCTTGGTTGGCACTGCGTCCAAGTCATCGCTTGGCATGTCAGGCCACGGGTCTACAACCTTGGCAGTTGGGAATGCAGCCTTCATCGGCGCCACATCCTCAATCAGTGCGCCAGGGCAGCGGTGTAGCTCGGCTGATGTGAAGCGTGGCTCAGGGCCGGGGCCGTTGCTGAACTCGACGCCTGACGTCTTGTGCTTATAAACAACGTAGTCATTGCCTCCATCTTGCGGCTCCGCATACGGCACAAGCGCAGGGATCATCAGGTGTGAGTCGCAGCCCTTGCGCTGGGCATCGTCGGGCAGTGCTTTGCTGTGCTGCTCGCACCGCCATGCCGCATTCTCAACGGGTGAGGCATGGCAGCATGTGCGGCAGTTGGCCTCGGCGGCTGTGTCGCCATGACACACAGGGTGGAAGTTGCAGAACTTGCACTGCCAGTTGGTTGGATCGTTGCTGATGCGGGGCGGGGGCTCTGTTAACGAAATCAGGCGCTCGGCCTTTGCCATAAGCGTTTTGAAGCGGGCATCATCGAAATGCACCCATTCGGTGTAGACGTCATCAGTATCCTTGTCCACGCCCATGTAGAGAGCGCGGTCCAACTCCATCAGGCCCATGTAGATGGTCATCTGGTCAAAGTGCTGCGGCTTGGCTTCGCGCACGCGCTTTTCAATCAGTTGCGTGAATGACTTGTGCGAAAAAGTTTTGAACTCCAGCACTGCAGGCGTCTTGGGCGCCTCTGGCAGGCCTTGAGCCACGCCATCGAGTGAGCCACCGAAGTGGCCGTTGTGTGCGCTCACGCGCCACTGACCGCCCGTTGCTGGGTCAGTCTCCCAGACCTCTGCGCCAATTCCTTTCAGTTCCTCAATCAGCCGCGATTCCTCGCGCACGCCAGTTGAGAACAGACGCAGGATGCGGCCAGGAAACTTAGGCTTGAGAGCCCAGCGCCATGACATCCAGATGTGACGCTCGCACTCATGGCCTATCAGGCTAGCGCCCATGTGCGGGCGGTGTTCTTGGGGCTTGCTCTCGTACCACTTAACTATGGCCTGAGCGGTTGTGTGTTGTGAGTCTGGCAGCTTCATAGTTGTCTTTCGTTAGGTGAGCGGCCCCCGCGCAACCGGGGGCTGTTGCGTGCCAACTGGAGAGAGTAACCACGCTCACTGGGCATCCAGCCGCTCTCAGTTGATTAACGCGCCCAGGGCCGTGCGCCAGCAGGCGCGGCAGGCTTTGCAGGGGCGGGCTTAGGCGCTGGCGCTGCAGCCTGACCGTAGGACATCACGCGATTGCGCGTCGGGTCTTTGCGGTCAATCTCGACGCCAATGACAAACGGAATGTCGTGCAGCTGCTCTGTGTCCGTCAGGTCATCAACACCAACGGCCATGCACAGAGCGCCCAACGCAGCCTTGGCAATGTCCTCGGCGGTCTTGTTCGGGTTGTTGACGTTCAGACGCTCCCAGATGCGGCGCCCGGTGTATTCGCCGTCAACGATCTGCATCTCAAGCTCGATGTACTCGCCCGTGTTCGCCTTGGTGGCCTTGATGTCGGACTGAGCAATGATGACTTCGTAAGTGCCAGGGGGCAGGGGTCCGCGCTGCGGTGCGGAGGGCTGGGGTGCGCTTGATGCGTTGAAAGAAAACTGTGCCATGTTGATGGTTCCTTGCTTTAGGCTTGCATTGCTTGGTTGAGTTGGGTGGCGAATGCCTCCCACTCCAGCGGGCAGTCGCGCAGGCCGAAACGACTTCCCGATGGATATGCAGGGTGCGGCTCCAAATGCAGCACGCGCTCGGTGGACTTCAGTGCCTTGGTTTCCTTGTTGCCAAAGCCCGCGTCTACTTGCTTGGTCTTGATGCGGTGAGCCGCGAAGCCAACGATGTCGGCCCACTCCTCAACAAGCGCAGAGGCGCGGTTGTGCATCTTCAAGACGTATGCGTCATAGCCCTCATGCGTGGGTGACTCGATGCGCTGCACCTTCACATGACAGATCAGGATCACGCCCATCTGTCTGTCGCGGCGCAATGCCTCCAGGCCATCCAGCACGTTGCGCCATTCAGCCGCAGCCGCGACATAACCTTTGCCAAAGCCCGGAGTCTCGATGTCCTTCCAGCCGTTTGCCTTGCACACATGCTGATTGACCAGAGGCTCAAGCCAATCGAGCGAGTCAAGGAACACAGACTGAAAGTTGTGCTCCTCATTGAGGAGCGTTTTGATCGCGCTGTAGACGTCATCAAGTGATGTCGCCAGCGGGAAGGCTTGCGCGTCAACGCCCGCCAAACCGTCTTCAGTGCAGATGCCGATGGACGCTGGCGCAGATGCGGCAAAGGTTGATTTGCCAATCTTGGGTTCGCCAGCAAGCAGAATCTTTGGCGCTTCAAGGCGCCGTGTCTTGCTAATTGATTGAAGGTTGAATGCCATTACGCTCTCCGATAGGTGCGCGTCAGCCTCGCGTGTGCTTGCGGGCGTGCGCTGGTTGTGAATCCTGTGTGCTTCATGTCTGAGGCGAACCGCTTTGCCAGCCCGCCCCAAGCGTTCGGGTGATGGGGCTCGCCAATGTGCGGCGTGACCCACATGCGGAACTGCTCAAGCGTGAATTCGTCAGGCGCGTGGTGCTGAAGCCAGAACCGCCAGCCATGCTCGACTTCATCGGCCCAGGCCTCAGCGTTCGCCATGACGGTATCGATCCCTGCATCGCGCAGGGCTGCGCCGGTTTCCACGGCGTCACTCGCTGCTGAACTTGATGGACACGCCCGTCTTAGCGGGCTTCGTCTCAATCGCTGGCGCAATGGCCTGCCACAGGTCGGGCCTGTGCTGGCGAATGGCCTTCAGCCGAGTCTCATCGGCTTCAACCTTGGTCTTCACCGGCCTGATGTCATCGGGCCAGGAGCCTGACAAGGCGATGAGCTTGTCTACGTCTGCCTTGTAGGTGATCTTCCCAGTCAGCGTAATCTTGACGCCCTGCGGCGTCTCGAAAGTCTCGGAGCCTTCTTCCTTGGCGGGGTGAGCCTTAAGCAGGTCATCCTCGATCTTGATGCGCTCGGCCTTGGCGGCGTCTTCACGCTGCTTGGCAATGCTCCAAAGCGTTGCCAGTCTGTCCAAATCGTTCATGGTGCCTCGTTGTGTGGTGGGTCAAAAAGGTGCCGCTGGCAGCTTGTCCAGCATTGCTGCTGTCTGCTGTTTTTGGGCTTGGCGGCAAATAGTTCCAAAAGGCCAACCGGGGGGCGCGGTTGGTGCCTTGCGGCCATTGGGTTGTGTGTGCATCGTTGTCCTTGGTTGGGGTTGTGATTGTGTGTGGGTGGTGCGAATTACGCAATCCCGTCTGTGTAGGAAATCGTGCTTGTGTTGCTGCGGGCCTCGCCCAGGAGCGCGGCGTATGCAACCAAGTCCTCTGCAGAGTCTGCATGGTAGGTGGCTCGCTGGGTGAGCCTGACGGCCTTCAAAAGCATCATCATCATCCAGCCATCAGCTTCTGAGAGGCTGTGACCTGTGATCTCGTTAAACGCTGCCACTGTCCGCGCCATGCTGCGCTCGCCCGTGGGCCTGTCGTATGTCTTCGCTCTGTCTGCCATGTGGTTTTGCGCGGCTGCGAGGAAGTCCTGTGCCTTCATGGAGTGTTTCCTGTGTGATGAATGTGTGGTTGTTTGCGCAGACGCGCTTTCGATAGGGTGCCCGTGTTTCCAGTACGTCTGTCCAGGCTTCGCACTGCGGGCACTTCATGCCACCAGCAGA